GCAGGTCGAAGGCATGGCCGAGTTGGCCGCCGGCGAAAATGAAAACACTACACTCGCCTTGACTGCCTGATTGGATGACCGCCTCGGAATGCCAAACTTTTTCCACCACGTTGACGGACGCTATCCGCCGTTCCATTTCCAACCTATTCAATCCTGTGTGGCAATACTGCACTTTGAGCAGTTCCGATTTTGGACAACGGACAGTTTCCCCAACAGTCTGCCTAGTCTGGAACGGGTCTGCATCAGGACGTTCAAGCCATTGACGTCAGTGGCGGCAAGTTGTACCCGGTTCCTTACAATCCCGGTCGGAACATAGCCTTAGCGGTGGATAAGCTCGATGAACATTAAAGGCAGGCGGAAACCGACCGTAGGTGTCAGTAGGAACTTCCCCCTGTTGCGATGGGCGTTGGGTAACCTGTCTCGACCGCGGAGTGTCGGCGCTCCTAATCGATGGACTGCTCAGAAGGCCCGGCAGAAAGCGAATGCTCCTCCCGAGGTTCAAGGCTCTTTGCCCTCATACGTGCTTCGTGCCAATGCCCCTACGTGGCACACGGAGCCATCTGGACCGTTCCAAACGAGATCCTGGCGTTATAAAAGACTGTTAGAAACAGCCGCTCAGAACAACGGTGCCCGCACTTTAGCAGTAGGGGCGGTGCTTAGAACCGTCCGTCGATCTTTGCGCGCAGAGGATGCTGAGTTCCCTCCAGCGTACCACGCCGATAAGACGTCAGGTATTCTATCAGGCTCAGCTACTGATCGTAAAGCGCGCTTTCGGTCACTCGACAATGGGCCGCTCCTCCGTCCAGCGGGCGGAACTCGCTATGAGCGCCCCCAACGCCCAAATCCAATTCCCATTACGCTTGCTGCCACCAGTGTCAATATATGGCGGAGACCCTCCCGGCGCGCGCCTGATGCGAATTCCCAAGGCATGGTGACGACCGTGACTGCCATCCATCAGCCATACGCGACGAGGCCATCCGTCAGCCAGGCAGGCGCCCTTTCTCCCGCCCTATACGTCGGTGAAAGAGCGCCAGTGCTTCATTCAGCACCGTCGAAGAAACTCAGTGACACAAAGGGGAGGGAGGTAAGCAGGCCAACTGGCGGCACCATTTACCTCGATGGGTACAGGCTCGGCTCTTGGGTCTCGAATCATTTTGAACGCGCTGCGGCACTATCAAATCGAAGCCATGGATTCTTGTCGCCGGAGGACGACGTTATCACGCGCCTGTACACAACTGGATCCAGCTTAGGATAACAAGTTGCGTTATCATCGCAAAAAAATGCCCGAGTGCCCAGCGAAGAGATCGACACGGATGCTATCCTATCGCGCTCTGGCGAAATGTTCCTCCACGATGTTAGTGACGGTGAAATATGAGCCGGAATGTTTTGAGGTTAGGCCCCATTATATTCGAAGGCCTTAAGGTACCTGAAAAGATATTTATGGGAGGATCTCAACGTCTCGCGATCCATCGAACATTAAGCGGTGGTCGGGTTGTCGACGTATCGGGGGCCGATGATGCAGACATCAAGTTCTCCGGGATCATGTCGGGTCCAAATGCTGTACGGCGCGCGCAAACGCTTGATGCAATGAGACTGTCCCAGGCCATCCAAATTTTGACCTGGAATGAATTACTTTACCCGATCTTGCTACGGGAACTCACTTTCGAGGTACACGACCCATATTGGATCGCTTACCGCATGGAGTGCGCCGTGGTACCTTGGACCGAGGTGGCAATCACGGCGATTACGGCAGTCGATCAAATCGCCATGGATGTATCGTGCATCACCGAGATAGACGCCGGCGTATCGCCATCCACAGATACCGCGAGCGGTGCGCTTGGCTCTCTGATGTTAGCGCCCGAGGATACCGAAGCTCAATTGACTGCGGCACGCGCCGTGGGTGATGTGCAAATCAGCGTTGAGACGGACAGGCAGACGTCAGACCAAGCCCTGGCAGGTTTCGGAACCCAGCGGTACGAAACGCCAGGCAGCCTTGTCACTTGTATCCAGCAGCTTGATCGACTGACCCGTGAGGTCTGGTCTTTAACAGCCTGTCTTGGATACTGGAGCCGCATAGCCGCCAACTTGGCTGACATGCGAAGCTGAGCACACTCGTACAACACTGAACCCGAAAAGAAGATGGTCGGATGGGGTTAGAGTTCAACGCCGCTGCGCGGTTGCCCTCGGTATGGGTGCGTGCCAATGGGGTTCTGCTGTCAGGCATTGTCGCTGCCGAGACCCTGGCCACCTGCAGGGGCGTAGGTCATTTCAAGGTGACCCAAGCCATCGGATCACAGGCGCAGTTTGATAAAACAATATGGATGCAGCCAGGACTCATCAGCATCTCTATCTCTATCGGCCTGATCTCGGAGGCGACAAAGGTCAATGTGATGGACGGCATCGTCGACAGCGTCTCATATATCGTTGGCCAGGGCATTGTCGAAGTGCAGGGTCGGGATCGAGCCGCTTCGTTATTACGTATGCAGTCACCAGGGGCACTTGTGAACAGGACAGCCGACGAGATCGTGGCGGAGATTGCCGGTCGGAACGGCTTATCGTACACTATTCCTCCGGCTGTTGGATGCTTAGGGTGGTATGATGGAAGTGATTACATCTTCATGCAGCTCCCAGAGTGGTCCCGGGTAGCCTCAGACTGGGATGTGCTTCAGTTAATTGCCGACCAATGCGGCTGGGATTTCTATACGACATGTGGGCAGATCGTACTGAAGGATCAAACAAGCACCTTGGCAATGGTGCGCCAGATATCGGAAAGCAGCTTGTTGAGCCTGCGATTGTCATTAGTACCGCTTTTAGCGCTACCGTTTCAGACGTCTGTGAGTGGCTGGAACAGCTGGCAATGCTCTCAAACGTTCGGGGTGACCGAGCCAGTTGCGTCAGATGGCAATGCTATTGAAAGCCTAACGGTCGATTTAGGTAGTGAGGCCGATATCCTGGATCTAAGTGCGGGCGACAGCGGTGCTGAACGAATTGCACGAAGACGAGCCGCGCAATTGAAGGCGGGCCAGAGCTTCGTCGAGATTGAATGTCTGGGCGAATTGACACTTCAGCCCTGCGATAGGTTTGGCATCCAGGGCGAAAGGCTCGTTCCAGGCGCCCTTTACAAGGTTGACAGAATTGAAAGGCACATCAGCGCGATGTCCGGCTTTATCGAACATGTTCTGGCGTATGTTGTTCAGTGATTACTCATTGCGTGACAGCGTGTAGGCCGAATCGGCATGCGTCTGCTGTCGACCTATAATAGTATCTGTAAGACCGCATCATAATGGACACGACCGCCGCTTCGGCCGTTCGGGCCAGGGCTCTCGATCTCCGCGTCGCGCAGCCCCGGTTCGCTCTCATAACTTCCACAGATCCTCAACGGCACATGGCCCGCGCTGCCATTCAGCCGGAGGGAGTTGTTTCCGGGTGGCTGCCCATTCTAAGCCCCTGGATCGGAAACGGATGGGGAATGACCTGCTTGCCCGCGCCGGGTGACCAGGTCATCATTCTTCCCTGCCGCGGTTCGCTCGAGCAGGGCGTGATCGTCGGCAGTTGCTTCTCCAGCAAGCAACCGCCGCCTTTGGCCCCCATAGGCGAAATATGGATAACGCATAGTAGCGGCACCACCTTGAAGCTGACCAATGATGGGCATGTTGTCATCGTGGGGGACTTATATGTCTCCGGCGACGTCTACGATCAGCACGGGTCGATGGCGGGTATCAGGAACTATCACAACAGCCACACTCACCTGGATTCGCGTGGTGGCGCCACGACTATTCCCACCAAGGCGGAGTAGTTTGGATGGTAGACCTTTGCCTCGATTGGGGTGGTGATCTTGCCCTTGGACCCACGGGGGACTTACAGGTAACGGCGGGGACGACGCTTGCGACTCAGAGGGTGCTACGGCGGCTTTTGACGAATGGTGGCGACTACCTGTGGCACCCCGACTACGGAGCCGGCCTTCGAAGATTTGTAGGAAGCCCCCTAGACCAATCGCTCATAACGGCAATCGTCCGCACGGAAATCGGAAAAGAGGCTGCGGTAGCTCTATCCCCCCCCGCGACTATTTCGGTGACGCCGATTAGTGGCCGGACGAATTCATTCTATTTGGCAGTTTCGTATGTTGGAGCAGCTTCCGCGCAGCCGACCAGCTTGACATTTTCATTGGATATTTAATCATGCAGCTGCCGATACGTTCCTTCGCGCAACTCGTTCAGGATATGTCGGCGTCATTGCAGGGGTCCGTTACGGGCTTAGTTGACCTGACGGTCGGTTCGGTACTCAGATCAATCCTGGAAGCAAACGCTTCGGTAGCGTTGTGGCTTCAATGGATGATGATCCGAGTCCTGCAGACGACGAGAGCAGCAACGAGCACAGGTACAGATCTTGACACCTGGATGGACGACTTCTCTGTAGCACGTTTGGCAGCAATTCCAGCAGTTGGCCAGATCACCTTCTCGAGGTATGCCACATCTCAGCAGGCTACCGTCCCGTTGGGCACGGTGGTTAAGACTACGGATGGATTGGTGGCCTACCAAGTGACATGCGATACGTCACTTCCTTCCTGGTCGGCGGCAGCGAACGCTTACATTATGCCTCCCGCGGTAGGGAGCTTAACCTTACCTGTTGCTGCAGTTGTGGCGGGCGCTGGCGGAAACCTCGGCGCGAACACGATCACGCGGATTGGAACAACTCTCCCGGGGATCGACGCTGCTACGAATACGTTACCGATGTCGGGCGGTTGCGACGCGGAAACTGACGATGCATTGCGATCTCGGTTTCAGAAGTACCTTGCCAGTCTTTGGCGGGCCACTCCGGCTGCTATCGGCTTCGCTATTCTAGGTCTGCAGCAAGGCCTAAGCTTTCATATCGATGAGAATGTAACGGCTGGTGGCATTCCGCGGCAGGGTAGCTTTCTGATTACGATCGACGACGGATCTGGCGCGCCGCCCCAATCGGTTCTGAATGCTGTTTCTAATGTCGTCGAATCCTATCGGCCGATCGGCTCCACTTTTTGCGTACAGCCGCCGTTGCTGATCAGCGCGGCAGTCACTGTCTCGGTCCAATGGAAACCCGGGGTCTCTGTGGGATTAACCGCCCAGACGGTCTCGGATGCGATATCACGATATATCGAGCAGCTAACCATTGGTGAATCTCTTTCTGTCTCGCGTGTCATTCTTGTTGCCTTTCAGTCCTCTGACATGGTCGATGATGTGCTCACGGTGGCGATAAATGGCCAATCCAGTGAGTTAGCAGCAGGCCCGACAAGTGTTATCCGGCCGTCTGCCGTCACGGTATCATGATATGTCCCTGTCGAACGAAAGCCTCCTGGCACGCATCAAGCTCGCAATGCCAGCAGGCTGGTTCGGTGATGCGTCGCCCGTACTCGACGCATTACTGACCGCGATCTCGCAGGCATGGATGGTTGTGGTTTCCGGACTGCAATTCATTCGCCGTCAGTCACGTATTCAGACCGCCACCGACGCGTGGCTCGATTTGGCTGCAGTCGACTACGTCGGCGATAGCCTAATCCGAGGTCTGGGTGAAAGCGACGCGCTTTTCCGAGGTAGGCTTCGGTGCGAAATGATGCGTGAGCGGGGTACCAGACAAGCGCTTCAGCAAAGTCTCAGCGATTTGACGGGGATACCACCAGTGATCTTCGAGCCAGCCAACACTCGCGATGCGGGAGGTTATGGACGTGGGTCACAAGACGCTGACTTTTCCGGTGGCGGTGTCGGATACGGAAGCGCTGGAGGATGGGGAAGCCTCGTTTTGCCGTATCAGGTATTTGTCACCGTGCACCGCCCTTCCTTGTCAATTCGGGATTCGTCGTTCGGATGGGGTCTATCGCAGGGTGCCTACAACGGACCGCAAATAGCGTATCATTCCCTCGGCGAGTTCCAGTCGTCGTTCGAACAGGAAGACGTGAACCGAGCGATAATGAACGTGCTCCCGGTGGCAGTGACTGCGTGGGTTCGGCTCGCGTACAACTAAGCCGATCTACAGCCAAACGAATCTTACCACATAGGATCCCAGATGGATCGTAACATTGTTTATCCCGCGGCGATTCCGCTTGATACGGATCTGCTATCGATCAATCGGAATACGATGGTCGCCCTTGGCTACCTGGCACAGGCAGTATTCGGGCGAGGAGCTGTTGCGGATGGCCTTGTTTGCACGCCGACAAGTCCTCCCTCTATGACTCTTACGATAGGGTCGGGAAGCCTTGCACTGTTGTCAGTCGTTGACGCGGCCGCATACGGGTCTCTCCCTGCGGATGTTGATCACCAACTGATTAAGATGGGCATCAACCTGGATCCGACGAGTGTTAACCTTACCGCGCCGGGAGTTCCGGGGCAGACTGTCAACTACCTCATTCAGGCAACGCTCCAAGAACAAGACGTCAATCCTGTCGTTCTTCCTTACTACAATGCTGCTGATCCAAGTATCCCATTCAGTGGCCCCGGCAATAATGGTGCCACACAGAATACGCTACGCACGCAGACTGTGCTGGTGCAGGCGAAGGTGGGTCTTCCCGCAAACACTGGCAGTCAGGTGACACCGGCAGCCGACAATGGCTGGTACGGTCTGTATGTGATCTCGGTGAGCTACGGGCAGTCCGCAATAGACAATACGTCGATCTCGGTCTATCCGTTGGCGCCGTTTATCAACTGGCATCTGCCTAGTCTTTCGCCTGGGTTTGGAGCTGGTGTTCAGAGCTTCACGACATCTGGAACATTTGTGGTTCCTCCCGGAGTTTCACAAGTTGAGGTTGAACTCTGGGGTGGTGGGTCCGGCAGCTACGCCTCGCTCGCGGGGGCGCCGAGTGGTGGTGGTTCGGGTGGCGGGTACGCGCGCAAGCGCATCATTGGCTTGGCTCCCGGTCAGCAGGTCAATGTGGTCGTTGGGATGGGCGGAGGCGGTGGTGTCGTCGGGGGAGTAGGTGCTTCGGCTGGCGGTGCTTCAAGTTTTGGAAGCTTCGTGAGTGCGACAGGTGGTTCGCTGAACTACCTCGCCACAGTGGCAGCTCCGCAAAACGGCGCCACGCCGGCCGGCGTTGGTGTTGGCGGCGATGCAAACTTTAACGGCTCAGCTGGGCAAGCTGGTTTCCTTAATCAGGGAGGGCTGGGGGGCGCCGCGCCGATGGGCGGAGCTCAAAACAGTGGAACCAGCGGTGTGCCTGGCGTGTTCCCGGGTGGAGGGGCGTCTGGCGCGGGGACAGGTGCTAATGGAAATCTTCCGTTCAATGGAGCGCCGGGTGCCAACGGCTTTGTGGTTGTGAGGTGGTAATTTGTGGCGGCGAACGTTTGGGCGATGTCGCGGAGCTTTCATGATTGGCCTGAAGCCACAAATCTATCGCCAGGCTAAATATAGCCTGATATTGCCTTGCACTCGTTCTGTTTGATGAATCGGATATCATATGCCGACTACTGCGACACATGTTTGGCGTCCAAGCGTTTCTCGAACGGTGACTATTGATTCGTTTGTGCCCGCCCCCCGAGGTACGACGGCCACTGCGCCTTCACCGCTAAACTGGCCGGGGAAGGATCCAACCGACGTTCTCGACTATCAGGTTGTCTTTACGCCGGCAGTCTTAGGCAACTGCGGAGACGCGATATCGACCCTTGATGTTTGGATCAGTCCGTCCAATCCAGGCGATCTCGTTGTCAATAGCGCGACGGCCGATGGAACGTCGGCGGTTATTTGGCTTGGTGGGGGACAAGCCAATACGGTGTACACGGTGACTGTATCGGTGATGACATTTGGTGGCCGGACAATCCAACGCACGGTTCTCCTGCCTGTCCTGCCGTTGTCGGTTCAACCGGCGCCAGACACCGCTTTGGAGGTTGCGCCAGGCGTGGTGCTGACTGACCAAAACGGGAATCCGGTCCTAACGGCCTCAGCGTAGCGACCCTGATTTCACGCTAATCGCAAAGTGCCCCCAGTTAAGACCTGAATGCGGTGAGAGATGCCCACCATTGATGAGCTTGCGCCTGCGACAGCAGCGTCGGATGCAGACGAGATCCCGGTCAGCCAATCGGGCACCACCAGAAAAGTATCGAGGCTTCAGTTAGTCGCAGGGCTGCAGCCTCAAATGAGTCTGCCGAGCGGGGTACTCTTGGGTCGTGTTAGCTCGGGAGTCGGAGTGCCCGAGACGGTCGCCATCGGGGGCAACCTTCAGTTTGCTAACGGCACGCTTGCAGCAACCGCAGCGCCTTACCTGCTCTCGTCACTGCCTCGAGGTACGGTGCCGGGCGGCTCAGACCTGATCGGCATGTCGCAGGGCGGCACGTCAGTTGCAGTATCGTATACCCAGTTCATAAGTGGGCTGACCGGCCCACAGAACCTGGACATCACGAATGCCACTCTCACCCCGTCCGGGTCTTCCACGTCGGTCAATGTGCTGTCCTTCATTGCAGGATACCTGCCGTTGGCCGGCGGCACCATGAGCGGATTGCTCACGCTGTCGAGCAGCCCAACCGCGGCAGGGCATGCTGCCACCAAAGCTTATGTAGACGGTCAGTTGGGTTCGGTGTTGCCCAAATCCGGGGGAAGCCTGGCTGGCCCTTTGTTACTTGCATCTGATCCCGTAATTGGCGTTCAGGCATCAACAAAAAACTATGTGGACACGCAGTTTAGCGCGACTTTGGCAAAGTCGGGAGGTACCCTCTCTGGGGCGCTAACTCTTTACAGTGATCCGAACTCTCTGTATCAGGCGGCAACAAAGGGATATGTCGATCAGCGCGTTCTGCGAGTCGGCGACACACTTACAGGATATCTGTCGCTCGCTAGCGATCCTGCGCAGCCTACGCACGCAGCAACGAAGAGTTATGTCGACACCCAGCTTTCGTCGGCAATGACCCGAAATGGCGGGAGTCTTGTCGGCGCACTATTGCTGGCAAGCGATCCAGTCATGCCGTTGCAAGCGGCGACGAAGTCATACACTGACGCTCGGCTTGCTCGTTCGGGGGACACAATGGTGGGTGCCCTCGCGCTGTCCGCTGACCCGACCGCCCCGTTACAGGCAGCCACCAAGGGTTATGTTGACGCGCAAACCGGCGCGTCGCTGCCGCGGTCGGGAGGGTCCCTTTCAGGTCTGCTGTTCCTTAGCAATGATCCAACTCTTCCACTCCATGCAGCCACCAAGCAATATGCCGACCAGAAGCTAGTCAGGACCGGTGATACTCTTACGGGTGCTCTGGTATTATCCGGAGATCCGACGACGTCGCTCCAAGCGGCCTCCAAAAACTATGTTGATAAGCAAGTTGCAACGGCATTGCCGACGACAGGTGGGACTCTTTCTGGGTTTCTGACTCTGGGATCCGACCCTACTATAGCGGCGCATGCCGCAACGAAGCGTTATGGATAGCGTCCGTCAACGTGGTGGAAAAAGTTTGGCATTCCGAGGCGGTCATCCAATCAGGCAGTCAAGGCGAGTGTAGTGTTTTCATTTTCGCCGGCGGCCAACTCGGCCATGCCTTCGACCTGCA